GTGTTCTAGCCCCTCCAAAAAACCGCCCCATTCTGTTTCCTTTCGAGTAATTACACCTTTGACATGCACTTATCAGATTCGAGTCCTCATCGGTGCCGCCTTTAGATATCGGAATCACATGATCTACAGTCATTAGGGCGTGTTCATCGTTTCCGCAATATTGGCATGTCCAGCCATCGCGAGCAAGGATTCGCGCACGTATCTTTCGCCATGCAGTTGTCCCACCATTAGCACGTGCGCTTTGAGTTGCCATTAGTAGAAGCCCTTTAATTTGAAGAATGACCACGCTTCGCATGGAGTGGAATGTCTGTGTTGAATATAGCGCAAGCCTCTATCTATTTGCTTGAATGGATTTGTTTCCTTCATCTTGAGCAGTTGAGGGATTCCGAATGCGGTTGAATTTTTATTCTTAGATCGTGGATTCCATTGAGATTCCTTTGTCCATAACAGATTAACACAATGAAATTCTTTTGCATTGAGAAGCTTTGTGTGTGCGTAGAGTTTGTATATCTCTACTGTGTTATTAACTGCTTTTGATGGATAAGCCGTCATTACTACGTTAAGACATAGAACTCCCGCAACCACCAAGACTCGGCTGCGAGCGAGACCGCTGACGGGCTCTCCACCGCGTCGTGATGGTAGTCCCTTTGTCAAGTTACCGACGAGTATGTGGATAACTTGAGCGCGACTCCTGCGTGTCGTCCACAGGTTTAGTGTGCCTGTGGATAACTTCTGTGGATAACTATTCATAAGTTACTCTCCAGTAACACGACTCCCATGACTCCGCATTTGAGACATTCCAGCACCTTGACATTAGGCGGCAGCTTGTCCGTGACGATTCGTTCGCGTTGCATTGTGACCTTCTTACATATTCGACAACTATATAAGTGAACGTCCATGTTCGCTCCTTACTAGATCCTCGATTGGAAAGAGATTGTGTTGCTCGATCCACCATGAATCTTGAGAGCGATGTTTGTATTTTGCGCGTTTAGCGAATTGCACCGGTATCCAGCCGGCTATTCGATAGGTAGGTGATTTACCGACCACCATAACCGCGACGTCGCTATCTCTGTCATTTGGATAGATAATCAAGTGACCCGATTCGTATTTCGTCCACTTGATTTCTAAGCCTTGTTTATTCGCCATAGTGACGTCGGCGTGATGTTTGCCGTTATTTTGACGTGCGTCATAATCGAGTCCGAAGTAACGTGCCACGATTAACTCCGCCGTTATGGATTCGGCTAACTCCGAGACTTGTTCGTGCGTGTTAAGAGCCAGGTTGTATCGAGGCTGAGTTCCCATGATTCCGGATCCTTGTAATATCTTTTCCGTTGCAGCTTGATGGATATACATTTCGTCGGCGAATGCGACTGAATATCTTATTTCTGAGGTTGGCACTTGTAACAGATCCATAAGACTACTTCTCCGCGATCCTTGAATGCTTGACCTTTGCTGGATTCGGTGTATTTGTCGCATGAATCGCAACGAATTTCGCACTTCATTTCTTTACCTGACATTTGACACATAACCAGCCATTGAATCCGCGTTTCGGTTTGAATGCTTTAACTTTATTAATATCAAACAATTTCCAGCAGGAATCACATTGAACGAGAGTCATTTCTTTACCGCCCAATTACCGTCTGCACCTAATACGCCCCAGACGACTTCGCATTGGTGCGAAACTATGCCATTCGGGCAGTACCAGCCACCGTAGGGCTTATCGGTTTTCTTAGATACTCCGGATCTGAAATTGCGCGCTCCGTGCTTGCATGAATATGGATCGTCGAGAATCGCACCACCGAGCGAGTCTTTGATGGTGTCGATTGCCGTTCCGAGTGTTGGCATTCCGGCACTTTCGGCAGCTTCTTTAGTGTCCCACGATGGTATCGAAGTCCAAGCGTCACTCTTCTTCAATTCTGAAACGTCCGAAGTGGATAGGCGTTCAACCTTTTCCATGTCTTGACGTGTTGGACGTGCGGCAGTTTTCGGATCCTTCGACGGTGAGGCTAGACCGATGACTCGTCCGATTGCGCTAGTGATTCCGTTCTCGACCCAGAAGTGCAGATTGACTCCACGATCTGACCGCATTTCCAGCGCGTAATCTGTAAATGATGGAACGTGATCCTCGAACTCTTTGAAGAATTCTGCTTTGACGAGTACGTAACCTTTAACGACGTCGATATCTTCGATGTGCGTAATAATTCGACACGATGGGAATTCGGCGTGGATTCTTGTAATTCGAGCATTGACGTCCTCGTATCCCTCTAGGAAATTACTCATTTCTTAATCTCCTTGAGTGCGCTTGCGATAGAACGTCCGCGAACGTAGCCCTCGGAATGTCCATCTTTCCAGCCTCTTGAGTAGCCCCATGAAATTCCAAGAATTCCAAGAACTGCCAGACTTAACCAATAACCTATTTCTTCTTTCATTATTGCTCCCGTGGGAGCCTTGTCGTTGCTCCCGAGAAAAGAGTCTCATCGAGAGCCGACATTTTCAACCTTTAGGCGTATCCGTCGGCGTGTCTATTGGCTTTGATTTAGATTTGAGCCCGTTACCGGCTAGTACGCCACCGAGAGATCCGGCTAAGAATGTCACTATCATTTTGAGAACGTCAATAAACGCCGCGTCATTAGGAGCTTGATTGACCACCGGTTGCGTCACGAATATAAGTGCGTAAGTAATGCCGACCGTAGTGATGACGAATACCGTTGCCAGAGATAGGCCGATGGCAAGAATGAGGCGCGCGTGTATATCTTCGGGAGATAGCAAGTTACGGCGTCGAGTCATAAATTCCTTCTCCGACAAGATCCTTAGAGCAGACACTTTGAATTTCACATTCCGGAGGCTTGCATTCCGGCTTTTCCCAATTTTTGAATTCTTGACATTCATAACGTATATGTCCTTGATAACCGCAAGACGACAACGCAACGCATAGCCCTATGAGAAGCGTTGCCGCCCGTGCGAAACGAATCACTTTCCAGAGACACCGAAGGCGACGTCTTTAGGATTGAGATATCGAAGAATGACCGGAAGAACCGCCGCCATTCCTGCGGTAAAGATTGCTTTTGGATCTGTCTCACCGATTGCGATAAGAGCGATTGCCGCCGCTAGGAAACTTCTGCCCCACGACGCAGCTAGTGCTTTTGCTTCTTTCATTTCTTTAGCCTTCCTATTTTTTTCTTTATAGGTGTTTTTACTTCTTCGACGATGACCGGAAGATCACCTTCGAAAGGTGCGAAACGGCAACGACCGAAACCGACAACCGGTGACCCTGTACCGAGTGCGCGAGTCTTGATCATTACCATTCCGCCGTTGCGTTGATCGCCTGTCCCTGACGTATTTCCTTCGATTGTAGTGATCGAATCCGACGCAACTTTGACCACAATTCCGACGTGCGAAATTTTGTCCACGCCATCGTGCGGAAAATTCATGAATGCGAGATCTCCGACTTGAGGCGCTTCTCTAAATTTAGCAAGATTCTTAAACGCGTGAGCCCCTGCCGCCGTTGAGATAACCGATGGAATCTTTACTCCGGCTTCTTTGTAGACCCAGTTACAGAATGAACCGCACCACGGCAGACCATCGACTCCGAAGGCTTTCCCGTACTTAGTTAGGTTGTCGCCTTCTTCAACGGTACCGACTTCGCCCAGAGCGATTTCGATAACTCGGTGAAGAGTGCCGTTAGGAAATGTCATTTCTTTTCTTGAGCCTGTTGCTCATCGTAGAACGCCTTAGTCATTGACGTAAATTCGCCATTTCCTCGGTCGATGATTACGTGTTCAGTAGTTGAACCGTCAAGATTAGTTACTTCGATTATTTCTATTTTATCCATTTTACAACTCCGCACTAAATCCGAGATAACTAGAGGTTGAATTGTTGGCAAGTACCATTACTGGACGATATTTTGTCAATCCTGAGGCTACAGTCGCATTTATGGAACTTGCAGTCTTTGACGGCAAACCATTCGTAATACTTGTGACGGCAATAATTCCGCCAGTCGTATCTTCTTGAAGTGCGACTAAATTGTAATCAACGGAAGTTGCAGCGACTCGCAAAGTTACAGGATTAGGAATTGTACAAGCCGCGATTGTTGTTGAACCGTTGATTCCGCTTCCATAATAATTGTAGGCAGAATCGCCACCTGTTCGCCAGTAGTACCGCTGACATAACGCCAATTCGCCTTGAATGGTACCGCTAGCAGTTTGGAAAGGTGTCGCAGTTGAGCCCTCTTCAAGTTGAACGCCCCAGATATCAATGACTGATCCTGCTGAAACAACTTGACGAATTCCTACCGCTAGATAACTGCTGGTACCAATAGTTTTTCCCGAAATACTAGCCACGGAAATAGTAAAAGAATAACGAGCCCAAGAAGTAGTTAGAGTTAGAGCAGGTGTAGATGAATACACGTCGCCAGATCCGCCACTTCCGAAATTTTGCAAGAGATAAACCAGTGAAGTTCTTGCACTATCGGCTTTCGCCCAGAATGAGAGAGTAACCGTGTCACCTGCAAAGGTGCGAACATTTTCGATTCTTTGTTGTATGTCAAGATTTGTTAATGTACCGACTGTCGTAATTGTGTTTCGTGCAAAGAATGACGCTTCATAACCTGCAACCGGTGCGGTTCCTGCCGTGAATGATTGTTGCGTCGTTGTCATAGTAGTGACTGCCCCAGCAGGTACGGTTAAAAATCTATCCGCAAAATATCCGTTCAAGTTGCTAAAAGTTGTTCCGCGTTGCCAATTATTCATCGCGCCATTAATAACCGCGTTCTTACCTGCGGCATATTGTCCTCCGCCGTAGTTCGCTTCGTCGAATGTAAGCGTTACGGCTCCAGAAGTTCCGCCACCTGTAAGTCCTGTTCCTGCTACGACTGAAGTAATGTCTCCGACTTGTGGCGTGACCCAAGTGAAGTCCATATTTGTCGCCGAAGTTTTGGAAAGCACTTGTCCAGTCGTGCCTCCAAGTAGATCCGCCATCGATGTATCGACACCTTGACCGAATACGTTGAAATCTGCCGGAAGATCCGTAACGAGATCCGTGGAAGTCGGCATGACCCAGCCGAAGTTAGTTGTTGGATTAGCCATTATTTTCCCTTTCTAAGCCACGACGAGCGCGTGTTCGAAGTCGAGTGTAGGCGAGAGAGTGTTCCATGCTTCGGCGACACTCACGTCCTCCCATTTCATCGCTTGAAGTGAGAATGCAAGCGGTGAAAGTAGAAGAGTTATAGATAGTTCGTTGTATGAGGCTGAGAATCTCCAGCCCTCTATGAATCCAAGAAAAGTTCCTGCCGCCATGTTTGTCGGAAGATTTGAGAGCGAAATCGGTTGTCCCATGAATGCACCGATAAGAGCGTCACGATCTGCGTCGTCAAGTTCGGGATTTGTAAGAGCAAAAGTAATTGACTCCAGTATCGGAAGCGGATAAGCGCGGAGTGTCAGATAGAAAGCGGCTTGAGATTCTGCGTCTGCCTTGTGTTTGATTGTTGTCGTAATGATTTGAGCAAGATCGCCATATAGTCCGATTGAAGTCGGATCCGAATCATTGACCGAAGAACCGGAAGAGACTCCATATTTAATCGTCACGTCGTTTCGAATATCTCCGGCTCGAGTCTGAATTTTGATTCCTTGTCCGAGAGCCTGATTCGCGTCGAGATCCGTGTAGCCGTTAGCTGCGAGATAAGTAGATCTATGAGTTGAGTCTGCATAAGAGATTCGCCCTTGAGCGTCCTCGTAAAGATAGCCAAGTCCAGAAGTAGCAAGTGCGGCAACGAGTGAATAAACGTCTGTCACCGAAGAAGAACGGTGTGCCAGTTCGTAATTTCCTGGAGTGTCTATTTCGCCCAGTCCAACATTCTGGGCGGTCGCCCATGTAGCCGTCGGATCATAAGTTGCCCACGTTAGAGCCGCCGGAACTTCGCTCCAATTATTAAGTAGAACGTCCGAAAGAATTGTAAGAATCTGATCTCCGTCGAAGTCCTGAGTTAGAACGCCGTCGGTAAGTGCCTTTTGAAGCCTTGAGAGAGCCCCTAGAGCCGTGATAGTTATAGTTTGAGATATTCCTACGGAACCGACTTGAGAGACGATTACACCGACGTCCACAATAGATCCGCCGAATATCGGGACATAGGTTCCGGAGGTGTCTTTGACTTCTATTGAAAGAGAATCGTTAATCGTCGGGATTATTGCCGACCCGTCTAAGTTGATTAGATTTATCGTCGCATAGCCGGCTTGTGCTTGAATATAGATGTTCGAGCGTCCAGAAGTAATCGAGAGGTTCGCAAGCGTGACCGTCGTATAACTGACGCCATTTATCGAGACGTCCCAGATTGGGCTCCATTGTGTCACTTGATGCCGACGAACTGAGACGCGCCACCTGTGCCTCGGTAATATCCATTATTCATCACTTCGGCAATTTGTCGCGCGGTTCCCTCTGCGTCGATTGCACCATTGACCGTGATGTTATTGACTATTGAAGATTCGCGTTGGAATTGCCCTGCCTCCATAAGTGCAATAGATGAAGATTTACCAAATGACGGAACGAAGTTAGCCGAAGGATTGAAGAACTGCGGTGTGTCACTTGTCGCACTAGTAGAACCTCCAGAAGTTGAGCCGCCTCCAGAAGTTGAGCCGCTTGCACTCATGTTTGGAATTGATGTCGTAGATCCTGCAACGTTTGGGACGCTTACTTTTGGAACCGTAATTGAAGGAGCCGAAATCTGTGAAACGTTAGGCAAGAATGGAATTGTGTTATAGGCGCGAATGAGTGTGTTTATTCCACCAACTGCCGCCGAAATCATTGGATTAATCATGTCAAGAACGGAAGCGATAACGTTGATTACGCCTCCGGCAACTTGAGCGAGAATTCTCAAACCGTTCATCATGACGTCCATAACTGGAGGCAAGAATCGTTTAATCAATTCAAAGAATGACATAAAGGATTCTTTATTATCTTCGATTGCTTTTGTTATAGGTTTGAAATAATCCGCGAATCTTCCAAGTGCTGGAATAACTTTGTCAATTACGAATTGGACTAGATCTTGAATAATTGGAAGAAGTTTTGCTCCGACTGATTCCTTTGCTTCGTCGAATGTAACCTTGAGGATTTCCATTCGTCCGGCGAATGTCTTTGCATTAGCGGCAGAAGCCCCACCGAATAAGTCTGAAAGTTTGCCTTGAACTTCCGTGAAACTCATCGCCTTCAATTCGGCGGCGGATAGTCCGATTCCTAACTTTCCGAGTGAAGCGTTATTGCCGTCGTATGCCTTACCGAGAGCGTTTGCAACGCCTTCCAAGTCTTTACCAGTCGCTTGAGATATATCAAGTGCAAGAGTAAGAAGATCTTGAGCCTTGCTTGCGTCGTTTGTGGAGAGTGCCAGACGCGAAAGAGCCGGACGAAGTTTGTCGTCCGAGACTCCCGAAGCGAGAGACATTTTTAAGATGTTTTCTTCGATTGCTTTTATCTGGTCGTTCGTCGCGCCCGTTGCATTCTTGAGAGAGTTTGCAAGGCGTATCTGCGCCGCTTCGTCCTCGATTGCCGCTTTGACGCCTTCGATTGCTAACTTGCCAGCGTAGACGGCTGCGGCTGCTCCTGCGGCTGCGAATGCAAGTCCGGCTTTCTTTCCGAAGTCTCCGACTTTATCGCCGAAAGATTGAACGTCATTAGATCCAGCGTTGAGATTCTTTTTTAGATTATCTACGTCCGCAAGGATTGAGAGTTTTAACGTGCGTGAACCTGCCGCCATTACCACTCCTTCAATATTCTATCGAATGCATTCTCCCATTGAGTAATGATTTCCGGTTGTATTGCGCGAAGTGTCGGATAAATAAACCAGCCTTTAGATCCGCGTCCTTCACTTCCTGACCAGATAGGAAACTGCTTGAATTTATTGGATCCGAATTCGTTGCCGCCCCATAGTTGTTGAGTTGTTCCACCGCCTGAGAACTTTTGAGAAGCAAAGCCGAAAGAGAGTTCGCCTATCTTTGACGACTTTGAAACGCGACTACCGTCTGCAATTCGTTGCGCCGCAATCCCTCGAGTGCTTGACTTTTCTTTTATTTTGCCTTGAGCGAATTCTGCCAGAGCAGAAGATTCGCGTTTAGCTGCGGCGATTGCTTCATCGTCCATCGCTTTGAACGCGCCCGTGATTCGACGTAGATCCGCTTTGTCATAGGAAATCGGATCATTGTCCACGGCTTTGTTCCTCCAAGATCTCTTTTGCGGTGTAGATCTGCTCCGCCGTGACCCATTCGCTCATCGGAATGCCCGTCGCTATTGCTAACTCGACGAGCATTCGATTCACACTTCCGGCGGCGTAACTTTTGGGTCTTCGTCTCCAGTCCGTACGTCGGATACAGTTTCGCACCATATTTCAAAAGGCTTGACCGGCTTTCCGCCGGCTTCGCGTTTCATGGCATTCCACGCAAGAAATAAGAGATCCGATATCCCGATTTTTTCTTGTGCTTGTGAAATTGTGTATCCAGTTTTATTCTCCCATTTAGCCCACTCCGGCGGCTGAGCCGTGTAGGTTCCTGAGTCGCCAGACATGTATTCGATGGTGATTGGTAGTTTCATCTTTGCTCCCGTTCGTAGTGGTTAAGAGAATGTCTCGGCTGGAGTGCCGCTAACGAGCATAGCCCAAGTATCTGTCTGTGCGTCCGGCGCTGTTGCACCGACGGAAGGAAATACTGGAAAGACGTTGCAAGTAAAGACCGCTCCGGTGACTGCGGTGAATGAGACTGCAAGAGTCGTATTCGGTGCAGTATCGGCAGCCGTCCACATGGCTTCGAATAGAGATGAGGCAACGCCCCAGTCTGCGAGAAGTGAAAGATTGAGAGTCCATTGGTCGTCGATGTGCTTGTAGGCTTTTCCATCGAGTGTCTGATAAGTCGTAATTACCGGCGCATTGACGAGCGAAGCGGCGGTTGTTTGTGCGTCATAATTTACGGTTGCAATAGTCAAGACTAGATCGCGACCCGTGATGATTGTTGTTGGCATTACTTTATCTCCTTAGATTGTCTGTTGCGTGTAGTAGGTCGAGACCGATAGATCTGCTATGAGTAAATTACTCGCGCCGACTTGCATAACCGTCGGACGTTGAACGTCGCCGACAACGTATCCGACGGGCATAGCCGCAAGAATGCTAATGACTAGCTGCTCGAGATTATCGAGTGCGCCGGCGTTTGAGTTATACGCAACGGCGGCAGTAATAACGAAATTAATCTTAACCTTGACGTTCGCTTTACCGATAAGAGTCGATTCGAGATACGGTGAATCTGGAACGATAACGCAAGCCGGAGGAATGACAGTCTCGGGAACGCTTGAATAAACTGAGGCGACGACTCCAGCGAGTGCGGTTGCAAGTGTGCCTCGAACGTTTGTCGCGATAGTTGTAGGCGTTGGCATTATTGCGCCATTGTTTGAACGTCGATGTAATTGCCAAGAAGTCCGATAACACGATTTTGAAGTGATCGTCCCATTCGATAAGGCGACGGAGTAAAGTCTACGCCTTCGATTTGTCCACCGGCTGCGGTTACGGATTGGAAGATTTCCGTTGAGACGATAAGAACCGCTTGTTCGACTGCCTCGGTGTTTGCGTAAAGAGTGGCGGCGTTGGCACCGGATAGATACGCAACGCCAGCCGGTATCACCGGACGGAAGGTGATATCGCTATTTGTAATAGCAGAAGTGAAGAAAAAATAAGGTGCAGGATAAGCGAATGGCAGATAAGGAAACGGATCATAATAATTCGATGTCACGGTTTGAGTTCCGTTGAATGTAGCAGGAACGCAACCTGTAACCACGACGCTTTGACCGGCGACGAATGTATTCGGCTTTTGTGTTATGTAATAGGCAACATTACTTTGTAAATAAACCGCCGCGACGGCATTCTGATTCGCGGTAAGAAGCGGAAGAATTACCTGTTCCGCGCTTGTAATAATTCCATCAAGATAAGCGTCTGAATATAAGGAAACGGAAACGCCTAGCACGGTGCGAAGTTGTGACGCCGTAACGATACTAGGCATTTCCATTCCTCTCGTCTGCTCGGCTAGATACGGGAGCGCACCTAGCCGATGATTATTTGGATCAGGTTAGATTGAAACGACGGAGACCGCCGGCGAATACTGCCTGAGCTGCAATGTATCCGTAGAGCATGATTTCGATTTCGCCTGTTGTTGGAACATTTGTAGCAAGTTGAAGAGCAGGAGATTCGAAAATTTCAATCGAACGTGGCTCGATAATGAACGCTGATTCGTCGATAGAAGTTGAAACCATGTTTGGATCAACATAGTAATCAAGGCCAAGCACGTTCCCACGAATGCTTGTAGGAGTTGCAGTTCCGCCGGCATTCATGACATTAGGTTGCGCATTGTAAATTGGGCGACCTGTTGTATCTGTTGAGCCGAGAAGTGTCGTCCAGATGGAAGTTCCTGAAACGAATGACTTTGCGGTGCGCTTTGTTGCGGTGTAAGCGGCTGGAGATTCTGTCGATACGAATGAAATCAAACCGGCTGAATCTGCGGCTGTTGCGGTTGCTTGAGTTCCGCCGGCTGTAATTTGTGCAATCACATAAGCGTCGGTTGCTTGAGCATAAGCGTCGCGGAGATTTTGAAGCATGATTTCATAGAATGATGGATCTGAACGATCAAGAAGTTCGACTGAATAGCGTTGGAATCCGGCTTTCTTGATTACAGTCGCATTCACATAAGAAGAAGTGATTGCAGTTGTTGCAGTTGGATCTCCGCCTTCTGCCACAGTTGCAGCGGTTGAGTTAGCCGTGATCTTAGGAATTGAAACCGTCATTCCGTAGCTGCTAAGTGGACGTGTTCCACCGCATGCTTCAATTACTGGACGATCTGCGTTTGTGTTTTGTGCAACGTCGCGAAGATAAGAAACCGGAGAGAACGCTGGATTCGTTGTGAAACTATCGTCCGCGGCTTTTACGTATTGACGTGAATCTTCGTTACCGAGTCCGGCGCGAATTGTATGCTCTAGGTAATTTCCTGGAGTAATGATTGGCGAGCGTGGCTTTGTAAATGCGAGAGGTGCTGAACCTAAGTTCACGACCTTCGCCGCTTCAACCGTTTCGGCTGGAGCGTCTGGAACGGTTGGAGTGATTTCCACTTCGTTTTCTCCTTCATTAGTTGGATTTATTTCTTCTGACTCCGGAGATTCCGGATCAGAATTTTCACTAGCCGCGATTGCGACCTTTGCGCTTGCTATTGCTGGATCTGTAACGAGTGAAACCTCTTTGAGAGAACTCGCTGAAATTGTAAGAACGCCGTCAATGTTTTTATATTTATCGGCTAGAACTCCTACGCTAAAACCATCGCGCAATCCGGAACTTGCCTCCACGAGGCTATCGTTGCCGGCGGTTGTGT